GGCGCCAATACGAGTAGCAGTAAGAGGAGTAATAGCTGCCTTAAGATCATGATATACGATCTTAAGTCTGTGCTTGTTTGGATTGTCTTTGATGAGGTCATGTAGCCTATTCAGATTGCCAGAGAAATCTAAACGATCAAGGCTAACAACATTCCAATCTGTATTGTTTAGTATGTGGTTTATCAGGTGGTGAGCAATAAAACCTGCACCACCTGTAATCAAAACATTTTTACTCATTGCAATAGACCAACATAATCTGAACATATACCATTACAATCAAGCAATTTAGTCTGTTCTATTGACATAGTATATTCAGGTAGCACTGCAACTGTTCTACCCTTCTTTATACCACTGAGATGTTTAGGATGATTCCATACCCAACCATGAGTAGTAATTACCATTGGATCTTCTTCATGATAGAAGTAATTGACATTAGGTATATTATTAGCTAAGAATATCAATGAATTTCTTGTCTTTGCATGAATCCATAATCCTCTTTGAATAAGAAAATCTAAAGATATAGGATAAGAAGGTTCATCATGACCCAGATATAATCTTCCGTCTTTACCAATTTGAAGATCTACTTCTGCATCATAACCTGCATTCATAGCATCCATAATCGTTCTTGGATTATTTTCTATATGTTGATCTGGTCCGTTAATCAATCCACGATGTGCAATTAAAAACATATCACACCTTAATTGCATCAAATACTTGCTCACCGGTTGATCTAAGAACTGATCTTGCAAGGTGTCTGGGTTTAATATTAAGATTTCTACTATTAAATGCATTTTCATGTAGTTTATGAGGAGGATGTTCTGCACTAGTAGGATTTGTAAAATTGATAAACTCATAATACATATAATCAACCACGTAGTAATAGTCTTCTCTGTTTACCATAAAGAACCAATCGTTAGGATATTTATTACCTGAGTCGATAATAATATCTTTTTCACCCACACTCAAATCAATATTACTATTATAGATAAGATCTGCTCTTGTCTTAATTATAATATCATACTTAAAGTTATTTTCATATTCGTAATTTCTTACAATATCAGAAATTATTTTAAGCTTACGAGATTGTCCATAACAATTTGTAAACTCTCGCATAAGAGGATGCATGTTAGGTACTTCTCTCTTTATAGCATTATCAATAATTTCTGCATTATCTATTTGCAATAATACAGGTTTAACAGGTTCAAATATAGATTGTACATATTGATTAGTGAGTGTGTATTCTTCTCTTGCATTACATAGGTTTATAATATGTGAATGATAACCGTATTGTCTATCATAGGTAGAAACAAATACATCAGCATTAAGATGTGAAAATGTTTCTAAAAAATTTAGATAAGTATCACTCCATGTACGAAGAAACCCATTTATAATAATAGCTGTTTTCATTTATAGTTCTCCAAAAAATATCTCAAATCCTCAGGTGTACCAATGCCCCACATCTTTGAAATCTCTTTAATCTTGATCTTTTTACCATCTTCAATCGCTTCGTTAAATACTGGGCAAACATAGAACTCATTATTGACCCTGATATCTTTTTCAATCATCTGTTCTGCATACTTGACGTAATCAGATCCTTTATTCCAGTAATATACACCTACAGTAGCATTATCGGAGATAACTTTCTTTTCTGCAACTTCTGATACAAAACCCACTTCGTTCAATTTAGCATATGACCATTTAGGATGAGTTGCTTTGAATGTAAGCATACCTGCATCGATATCATCAGCATTAAATCCATACATTGCTTCGTTAGAGTTCCATTCAATAAACTGATCACTGTTGGCAATAACTAGATGCCTATCATTATCGATAAATTCTTTAGCAAGAAGAGTAGTACAAGCAGCACCTTCAGTAACACCTTCTACCTGAACAATAGTACAATCAGGTGCAATAAGATTTAGAAGATACTTTAGATTATATTTTTCGTAATGTTCTTTCTGAACGATGAAGATATAATTGGCTGTTATGTTAAGGTTTTCAACAACAACTTGGATCATTGGTTTATTATGAACTTCAATCAATGGCTTAGGAAAAGTAAACCCTGCTTGTGCAAACCTTGATCCGGCTCCTGCCATAGGAATCAAAACATTAAGATTATTATCACGCCAGGCTACTTTATCAGATTTAGTATTTTCAATTGCATTCATCATAGTCTCCATGCGTTCCCAACAATTATGTGCATCATCAACATCCTCAACAGCTAATAAACGACCACCCGAATCCAATGCTCCTTGCCTACCTACATGACTATCTTCTACGATGATGGTGTTCTTAGGTAGAGCATCCATAGCAATCATACATTGCCAATACATTTCTGGAAACGGCTTTGTTCGTTTAACATCTTCATTACTCACTACATAATCAACATATTCCATAACACCAATATACATCAATGACAGTTTGATCGTCTCTCTGATGCTGTTAGAAGCAATTGCAATCTTATAGCCTCTTTCTTTGAGTCTCTGAAACATACCAATAAAAGTATAGTCTTTTTTAAATCTCTTAATCAGTTTAAATGTCGATGTCTGCTTTTCTTTCCAAACAAAGTCATGCATACTAGCAGGAAGACCTTTATGTTCAGTCAACATCTTTAGCTTCTTTGTGGTGTTCAATCCATCATATGTTGACAGGTGCTCTTCCCTGTCTATGATGTATTGAGGACCAACTTGAGACAAAGCATCGTTAAGAGCATCAAAATGCAATTCACGAGAATCAATTAGCGTACCGTCCAGATCAAAAATTACCAACTTATCTAACATATTATTACCTTTACTCATTGCAATAAACGCATGATATCATCTACTGTATTAGAAATCATTCTATTATTAACGACATAATCATATGTCTCATCAGATGAAATTAGACCCAATCTATTAAAATTCTTCATATACTCAATCAATTGATTTTGTGTATCGTATACAAACCCGTATTCTCTCATAGTAGCTGCACCAGCGATATTCTTTGCAGCCCATGGTGTATTATTTAACATTGACTCAAGAAGGACAAGACCGAAGCCTTCTTCATATGAATTTAGAATATAAAGAGATGCCTCACTGATAGCAGATAATACATCATCTCTATCATCAATAAGAAACGGTTTAACGAACTCAGTGGCTGCTGGCATAAGATTGCTTCTGTTATCATAACCAGTAAGAACCAAAGTCGTATCAGCGAGATTGGCTTTATTAAAAGAATCTACGAGCTCATCAAATGCTTTGTTTTGCCAGAAACCACCAGCAGATAAAAACATCTTATCAGTCTTGATGCCGTATTTTTCTTTGAATCCGGGCCTACCTACAGAAATTTTAGGATCGATACCATGTCTGATCTCTACAGCTTTATCAAGGACATTATATTTCTTAACATGATCCCAATCTGCCAAAGAAGAACAACCAATATACTTACTATTATACAAGGCTCTGAGACATATCTCAGTCGCAACAGGACGAATAATCATATACAATATATCGGATGGAATAATATGAGAATTCATATGAACAATATTTTGAGCGCTGGCATCACCATGCACAACGATTAGATCCCATTTTTCCATAAGAATATTAGGATCGCCAGACACTCTGACGCCATTCCAATCACCTTTGTGTTCGCCAGTAAATACCGCTACTTCATGGCCTCTGCCAAGAGTTTCTTCAGCCATGTCACGGACATAGTTTTCTGAGCCTCCCGGGTATGGTGCATATCTATGCACAACATATAGAATTCTTTTCATTATTTTTCCCAATTTTCTAATATCCAAGATGACGAATTACTTTTATGCGTTCCGCCGACACCAAATGCAAACTCAAAATTATCATCTTCAAAGTCTGCTTCATTATTGTTTTTTTCGTTTCTATCACCGCCATTGGCAAAGATGATATGAGCGGTTGCCCAGGTTTGTCTTACTATTTTTAATAGATTTTTTGCGGATCCATCATCATCATTAAATTCAATAACATAATCAACCGATTTTAAATTAGAAACAATTTTTTGTCGTTCATGCCAAGGCATAAAAACTTTGCCCTTCTTTCTAATCAACCATTGATCTGAATTGATACCAACCACAAGATTATCACCCAATTCTTTTGCTGCATTGATCAAATTAATATGACCAGAATGAATAGGATCAAACCCTCCGCTGACGACTGCAATACGTTTCATATTATCTCCTGGAAATCTGATCGAAAGGAGGTTCGATTGACGGAGGTTGGCTGTCGCCAGCAATCACTCGATAATTATCTTCTACGCTATCTGGTGTGCTAACTTCGATGATAGTACCTTCTTCGATACAAAATACCTGATGTGGAACAAGGGGCATATTGCGCCATGTATCTCCTTCAGTCAGTATTTGCTGATGTTGGGTTGCATCTTTAG